AGGCCATATTGGTAATAAACCTGCTCTATCAAGATGAGTACCACTAAAATTTACAAGTGATTGGGCTAATAAATTAGTTCCAAGAGGATTAAATTGTCTGTTTCTACGTAAACCCGTAATATCTGAAAAGAATTCAAATGTTTCTGCTTCTCCATCTTCAATAGCAGGGTTAGTAGCTTGTAATAATGTTTGTTTAAGTAAAAAACCTGCACCTCTTTCAGAAAAATAAAAATTTGTTAATCTTTGAGTGTCTGTTGCTGATCTTTGTAATGCTGTTACTAATCCACCTCTTACTAATCCATCTGTTACTCCATCTACAATTTCTAAACCACTTACTGAATCATTAGCGTCCGAAAGGTCAAGATTATCAGGTGATACACCTAATTGAGCAAGTGGATTACCTATAAAAGGTTCTCGACTAAAACCACCACCATTTCGATCAGATTGTCTACCCTCACCAAATTTAAAATTTCTTTGATTAAAGGTTATAGCCTCTAAATGGAGATTTTGAGTTGGATAACTAGAGTAAGATGATTCTACATCTCCACTTGTTAAATTTGATAAGAGTTCTTTTAAAGCCATATTTTAATAATATCCTCCGTCAGGACCATTGTTTTCATATCTTCCTGTTGATGGTAATCCTCCATTTAAATCTTGGTCTACTGGGTTTCCACTTTGTGGAGCTGTAAATGAAAAGTTTCCTGCTATAGTTTTACTATATACTGATAATAATGATGTTCCAGTTGGGTTTGGCCCATCAGGACCTGCGTGGAATATTGAATCTAATCCTAAATTGAATACAGGACCTGTTAGGCCATCTAAATCTTGAGACACTGGATTCCCACCTTGAGGGGCTAAGAATGAGTTATTTTCTGTTATGGCTTTACTGTATACTTCTGTTAAAGAAGTTGGATTTGGATTTGGACCGTCTGGTCCTGCATGGAATTCTGAATCCATACCCAAATTAAAAGGTTGTCCTTGTTGTGTAAGCATATTACCTACAGGTCCGTCACCTACTAAATCGTATAAACTTGTTTTGTCTTTTAGTGCCATAATATTGTTATTTTGTTATAAATATAAAGTTAAGCAAAACTATTATTATTTTTAGCAGTAGACATAATTCTTCCGTTAATGTATGAAGGACTATTATTATTAAAAGAATCATATCTTGTGGCTACATTAATTTTAGCTTTAGATAGTCCTCTTTCTACTGCTCCTTCTATATCGGCTTCTTTTCCTGCTCCTACACTACCTGCTGCTGTACCTGCTGTTTCAATTGTAAATCCTAACATATCAAAAAGGAAACTTCCTTCACTTTCTAATTTAGCAACAAAGTTAATAACAGCTGTTTTTAATTTTTCTATAGCAGCATTAAATTGTTCTTGAACTGAAAGTTTTTGTAAATTATCTAATAATTCTTCTTTCCCTTCACGTCTTGCTCTTTCGGTTAAGTCTGCTATATTTTCTTTTTTCATTAAAATATCAGATAATTGGTCAGCTTCCATACCCACTGCTTTAGCTAATGCATCTTGTTGTAAAGTATTTAATTGAGAAAATTCATAAAAATTTCCTGCATTTTTTGATAATTCTTCAGCTAATGTATTTTGATCTCCTGTTAAAGCTGCTAATCTAGCTTTTTCTAAATTAAGTTGTTTTCCAGTAAGTAATTCTGCTTCTAATTCAGCTGATATGCTTTGTTCAAAATTTAAAAGTTGTTTTCCAGCTGCAGCTACTCCTTTTAATTCCATACCTAAAGATTTAGCTTTAGCTACCGCAGATGCTATAGCTTCTACACTACCACCTAATTGGGCTCTGATTTGTCCTGTAATAGTACCTGTTTCTTTGAGTATACCTTTGATGTCTAATCTTGTTCCTCTTTCTTTTTCTACTGCTAATGCAGAACCTACGGCATCAACTGTTAATTCTTTTACACTTTTACCTGATAACATAGCTGATTGAGCAAAACTAGTAGCAGCTTCAGCTGATAAGCCCATTCGATTTTGAAGGGTAGCCATACCATCTAATATTTTACCACTAATCATAGTAGCAGAAGTACCTAATGCTGCGTTAAGAGTACCTTGTGCCTTAGCTATTTCAGCTGTAGTATTTAATATATTAGAAGATGCCCCTTGAATGGCGGCAAAATTAGCTCGAACATCTCTAGCTTCGTTAGCAGATATTCCTAATCCTCTACCAATTTCAGTTATTTCATTATTTACACTAAGTAACATTTTCATTAAACCTATAACTGCGGATGCTATCATTATCATAGGGTTGGCTTTTAGAGCTTTTACAAAATTAAGGGCTTTAGGAGCTAAACCACCTGTAAGTCCACTTAGAGCTTTCATATTTCCTTCAACTTTACCTATTATAGAATTTTTTTGTTTAACAAAGTCTAAATCTAATGAGGCAGATTTTGAAATATTTGCTCCTTTTTCTAAAATACTATCCATCCTTTTAGATGCTACATCAGCAAGGGTAGAAGATGATGCTTTTAGTTGATTTTGACTTATTCCTGCTTTAATTAAAAGTGTTTCTTTTTTTTCTTGAATTTTTGTTAAATCAATAATAGATGCTTTTTCTTGTTTTATTTGCTCTATTGCTGTTAACTCATCAAATAATAAATCATTATAAGCTTTTTGTATATCAAAGGACCTTTTTATAGCTGCTTCCTCATCTATTCGAGCTATTCTTTTAGTAGATTGAGCATCCGCCTCCATCTGGTTAAATTGTTTTTGTCTTTCAAATTCAGCTTCGGTCATGATATTGTTGTTTTATTATAAATATAGAAAAAACAAAGGCGCTTACGCACCTTTATTATTTTTTAAAATTATAAACTGAAGAAGGTTTTATATTGGGTCTAGCAATAGAATCTGTGTTAGATTGTTGTTTTGCTTGTTTTTCCCTTGCTTCTTGTTGTTTTTTATTATATTCATTAATTTTTTGGATATGAAATCTTCTCATCCAAATAGGCATATTGTATACTTCAGAATGTATGAATCCGCCGTTTCCATGGTACACTAAATCGTGTATCTGAGTAAACAATAGTATTCTATGCTCCGACGTCAGGCCAAAAAAAGTCGACTCCAAGGGGAAACGGTACATTATATTCAATGTACCCATCGGAGTAAGTTAAATCTACCTTTAATTCTGTGTCTGGTGAAATTTCTTTGATATGAAGTCTTAATGCTCTTGCATCTCTTGCTAATAAAGACTTATCAATAAAGTCTCTAACTAATTTTGTATCATAATTACCATCAACTGCTATAATTGTGTGTTTTAAACGAGTAGTTCCTTCAAAACCTTCTCTATTTAAACGTTTTAAACCATCTAATTCTTGAGTAATTTTCTTTTCATCACCATGTGTTAAAAGTTTAAATGTAACTACACGTTTTGAGGCAGGTAATTGAAATTCAAATTCATTTTTTCCTTCATTTACTAAAGTACTGTCTAATTCTTTATCATTTAAAGAAGTTAAATCAATAGACACTTTTTCTGATTGTCCTGTTTGAGGGTGAGTTTTATTTATTTCATATTCAGCACCATATCCTAAAATTCGTGCGGCAATTAAAACTGCATTTTTGTCTCCAATAAGTAAATCATCATAATTAAATTTACTAACCATAAGTGATTGAATTAATTTATCTAATACTGTTCCATTTTTGATAAAATTAACATTTGTAAGAATGTCTTCTTCACGAGCAGTCATATATTTCATTTCGACTTCACCTTTTTTTAAAGGGTTGTCTTCTGCATAAAGTAGACCTTTTGAGGGTAGAGTAATTAACTCTGAGGGAAATTTTTGTTCTTCCATAACTTTTTATTAAAACTAGTTCAGATATACATATATAGGAAAAAGAAAGGACGTCAAAAAATGACGTCCAGCCTCGCAACTTCGGGAGAGAAGTATATTTTAGTAATTTAAAATTGCATAATCCATTTCAACAGTTAAAGTAATCATTTGTGGTGCACCATCTTGTGCCCAATCTAATTCACCAAAATTAACTTGTTGACAATAAGCACCTTTTAATTTCCATTCTTCAACTACATCACCTACAGGACCTAAAGACTGAATGTTAATGTCTTTTTTATAGAAATCAGAATAACCATCTCTACCTGTAACTGACTCATGTGACAAACGAACCCATTCCATTACTGCTTGTGCACCTGATGGTGTTACTGGGTCATATAATTCCATTTGAATTGGATTCCAAACTCCTTTACCTTTAATTTTTCTTTTAGTATTAATATGATCTAAAGTTATATTTGTAAAAGAAATACTTGGTCTTGCCGTTTTTTTAATCAAGTAAGAAGGGATTCCGTCAATCAACATTATAAACCTATTTTGTAGTTTAGGTTCAAATGCGGTGAACATCATTTGGTTTGTTTCTAATATTGCCATCGTTTGTTATTTTATTCCGTTATAAATATAAAAGATTCCTTTTTTTAGTATCCTCCTCCACCATTTCCGTCAAATGTAGCACCTGTTGGAAGTACATTAAAGTCAAGGATTATAAATTCTGCTGTTTTAGTTGGTTGTAAATAAATAGCACCTACTAATTGATTTCTATCTACAACATCTGCTGTGTTATTAGCTTCATCCATTTGTACTCTAAATGAATATAAACCTTGTCTTTGTTGTACTGATTCTAAATAAGGATTAACAATATTTAAGAATCTATTACGTGTTTGATTTGTGTTTTGTTCAAATACTAAGTATCTTGAAGAACTTGCAATAAATTTCTTAAGTGCAATTAACAATCTACGAACATTAATTCTGTCTAATGCTGTTGATCTTTCTTGAAGTGTCTTTTGACCCCAAATACAAACTCCAGTTTGTGGGAATGTTGCAATTGGGTTAATCTTAGCATTATATAAACGATCTCTTTCAGATTGATTTAATCTTATTTTAGCTTCAATTACATTTCCTAACACACCTCTATTTAAACCTGCAGGTGCAAACCATTCAGCTGCGATTCTGTCTGAAGCAGCAATTGCTCCAGGAACTATTACTGATGGCGGTACTAATGTTGGTACTCCTGAAGGGCCATTGACTTTAACCCATGGATAATAGACTGCAGCGTAGTTAGTGTCTAACCCACTTGCTGCGTTTACAGCTTGGTTTACTGAGTTATTATATTGGGTTAAATCCATTACATAAAATGCATCTCCCCTTTCTTCTACCATATCAACAGCTGCATTAGTAACATTTGTATGTAAAGATTTAATTACACCAGGTAATGCTACCATATTAATGTCATATTCGTCCTGATTTGAAAGGATGTTAAGTGCTTTTTTATACCCTTTAGAACCTGCTTGACCATTAGTCATATTAAATCCATATAAATTAGTACCTGCTGTATAATTACTATGTAATGAACTTTCATTTCCTGCAAATTTAACTTGGTAAGGCGCTATTCCATCAAAACCACCTTGGAAACAAACTGAAAATTGAAGTTGATCTGCTGTGGGTCCATTTTGTCCTGTTGGGTCAATTGAAGCACTTAGTGAACCTGTAAATAATGATGAACTTGGATGTCCATAATAATTGTCAATATTAAAATCGCCTGCTGCATTAAGTTCTATAATATTAGTAGGTAATGGTTTAAGGAAATTTTTATTATCTAATGATTTTTCGTCAAATTTCCAACCTAAAAATGCTCTACTATTATAATTTCCTCCTATTACTTGATTTCCTTCATATGAAGATGATGGTATATCAATTGGTTGATCAAAAGATTGAGATGAAATAGGATTTTGAACTGCTCTAAATCCTTTAGGAGATAATTTTGGACTAACTGCTTTAGAAGCAACTACTTCTGAAACTTCTACTCTACATAATTGTGAAACATTAGGATAATTACCAAGTAATTCTACTTTACCTAAAGTGTCATTGTATTGTGGGTATCTGTCTCCAATTACTCTTGCAATGTAATTTGGACTGTCAGGATCTAAATTACAATTACTGTATTCTTCTTGAATTAACATCCTTTTGTCAGAATCATCATATTTTCTAATTAATACTGTAAAGGTTGAATATTGTTCTATGCCATCTATGTCTGAT